CATAAATGAAAACTTCTAAAAAAGGTTATTTAAAAAACAGCCCTGATGTTAGTAAGCCCCAAAATATTATAAAAGGCGGACGTATAACAATGAAAGGAGTCAAGTTTAAGGTATTAGGGACTGACGATCGAGGATATACTCAAATAATGTACCCAGGATATGATTATTATTTTCCTCACGCTAAATACGTTATAGAAACGCCAATTAAAAATTAACAATTAAAAATTAACAATTAAATTTAATCAAATGAAAAATTTATTTATTACATTATTATTACTAGTATCAAGTCAATTATTTGCGCAAAAAGAGTTAAGCGGTTTATGGGAGAGTGAAACCTCCTCTTACATAACCACAATAGTAACTTCAGAATATGCGGTATTAAACGTTTTTAATACAAGTTTTAGCAAAAATAGAGTAATAACAGAAAAAATAATAGATTATAAAAACAATAAATTAACAACTAACCTACACAATTCTCTTAACGGGTACACTGTTCAAATTGAATATTCTTTACAAAGTGAGGATATTATTGTTTGTACTTATAGTGGCGACTGGGAAGGAGATGTTATATTAACCCGATTAAAATAAATAATTATGGCATACATGCAAACACCGGGTAGAACCCCTTTAAAAAACAAAAAATTTGAGGATCTAACCAATGGAATACCCTTAAGACAAGAAATGAGTAATGACGAAAAAGAAGGAAGAGGAAAATATTCTAAAAATAAAAAGGATAGCGGAGGAGCTTACACCGCAGTAGATCAAAAAACCGGAGAAGAATACATGAGTACTGCGAAAGAACGAAAATTTAATGCGGACGCCCGCGATGGCACGTTAGCTATGCCCCCAGGAACAAGAAATGTTGACTACAATCCCAAGACCAAAAGTTATACCGCTAGACCTTATTCAGATAAAGCACCTAAGAAACAAATTCCTGAATACAAAAAACGACTAGCCAAAAAAGGAGATCCTTATGCTCGAAGAGAACACAATGCATTTAAAGAAGATTCAACTAATTATATGCGATATGCAAACAGAGATGCAAAAAGATTTAATCAAGCATCTAGCCGAGCCCAAAACTAAACACAATAATTATTAACAATTAAATTAAATCAAAATGAGTAAAGTAAAAAAAATGAAATCAGAAAACTTATCAATTAGTAAAGAACAATTAGAAAAAGTACAAACGCTGCAAGCAGACTTACAAAAGTTTTGTGCGCACATTGGAGGATTAGAGGTTCAAAAAGCAAAAGCTATTTATCAAATAAATATGCTTGAAAAAGAAATGGAGGACTTTAAAAAATCTATTGAAGACGAGTATGGACCTATTAACATTAATTTAACTGACGGTACTTATGAAGTAATACCTACGGATAAAAAAGAGTAGGGTCATGGGTAATATTATAAGAAAGATAAGTATAGGTGCTGACTATAAGAACGAAGCAATGCATTACTCTGTTAAGCAGACAGTTTACGGTGGGCACGAAATTTCTCATATAATATTTGAAGAGTCTGATAATTCTTATAATATATTTATAAAAAAAGAAGACGAGGTAATGCCATGGAAGAAGTTTAATTCTAACATGGCAATATCCGTTGAGTATGACTTGGAGTACTAATGAGAAGTATATACGATTTTATCATAAAGCCAGTAGGCCAAAGATATGATAATACGGTAAAGGTTGGGGAAGTAGACCTAGTAACTAATACTTCTATAGAAAGTTTTAAGCACGTTAATAATATAGCGGAAGTTGTAGAAACTCCCGCGGCATTTGCAACCCCTATAAAAAAAGGGGATCTAATTGTAGTTCATCATAACGTGTTTAGAGTTTTTTATGACATGAAAGGACTCAAAAAAAATAGTAGATCGTTCCTTAAAGATGGACTTTTTATGTGCGCAATAGATCAAATATATTTGTACAAAAATAAAAAGAATTGGAAATCATTTGGAGATAGATGCTTTGTTGCTCCGGTCAAAAATAAAGACCCTTTTAGCAGTGATAAAACAGCTAGTCTTATTGGTATACTAAAAATAGGTAATAAGTCCTTAGAACGTGCTGGAATCAATCCAGGGGACATAATTGGATTTACACCAAATAGCGAATGGGAATTTGTTATAGATAATCAAGTTATGTATTGTATGAAATCAAATGATATTGTTATAAAGTATGAGCTCGATAGAAACGAAGAAGAATATAATAGCAGCTGGGCGAGAAGCAATTAAAGAATTAGTAAAGGTAGCAAAGGAAAAGATCGTTGACTCAGAAGAAGATATATCTGCTGACAGACTTAAAAATGCTGCCGCTACTAAAAAGCTTTGTATATTTGACGCTTTCGAAATATTGAATAAAATTCAAGAGGAAGAACAAATGATTGCTGATTCCGGTAATAAAGCAGATAAACCTACATTTAAAGGGTTTGCAGAGGGGAGATCTAAATAATGGCTTATGAACAAACATTATACAGAGTTGTTAAAGACCACATTAAATCCTCTGTAATTAGTAAAAAAAATCGCTATTCTAAATGGGAATACGGTTATAACAAAGAATACGATGTTGTTGTAATCAGTAAAACTGGAAAGATTGGAGAAATATATGAAATCGGCGGTATAATGATTGCATTACCTAAAGCTGAAGATATAAAAGACTTAGGGGAAAATAAGTGGAAAGCTACTGAATATCCCAAAGTATTAAAAAAAATTAAAAGTGTTCAGGATTGGAATGCTTATCCAAATGGTTTTAAAGAACAATGGCATCCATATATAGATGAAGAATTTGAAAGACGGGAAAAAGGTTTTTGGTTTATTAACAAGAATAAGCCTACTTACATTACTGGTACTCACTACATGTACCTGCAGTGGTCTAAGATTGACGTCGGATTACCAGATTTTAGAGAATCAAATAGATTATTCTATATATTCTGGGAAGCCTGCAAAGCGGATTCAAGATCGTACGGTATTTGTTACCTTAAAAATAGACGTTCTGGATTTTCATTTATGTCATCAGGAGAAACGGTTAATTCAGCCACGATATCTTCAGACTCTAGATTCGGCATATTATCTAAGTCAGGGGCTGATGCTAAAAAAATGTTTACCGATAAAGTTGTACCAATTTCAGTAAACTATCCTTTTTTCTTTAAACCAATACAGGACGGTATGGATCGTCCAAAAACAGAATTAGCTTATAGAGTACCTGCTTCTAAATTTACAAGACGTAAACTAGAAGATAATCAAATGGCTACCGAGCTTGACGGACTAGACACAACTATTGATTGGAAAAACACAGGTGATAATAGTTATGATGGGGAAAAACTAAAATTATTAGTTCACGATGAATCAGGCAAATGGGAAAAACCTACAAATATACTTAACAACTGGCGAGTAACTAAAACTTGTTTAAGATTAGGTAGTAGAATCGTAGGTAAATGTATGATGGGGTCAACATCAAATGCACTAGATAAAGGAGGTAAAAACTTTAAAAAATTATATGATGGCTCGGATGCGTCATTAAGAAATAAAAATGGACAAACTAAAACAGGTTTATACAAACTGTTTATTCCTATGGAATGGAATTATGAGGGTTTTATTGATCAGTACGGTTATCCTGTGTTTGATACTCCAAAAAAAGAAACGTTAGATCCACAAGGAAATTTAATTACAGAAGGTGTAATACAACACTGGGAAAATGAGGTTGATGGATTAAAAGATGATGCTGATGCATTAAACGAATACTATCGGCAGTTTCCAAGAACAGAGCAGCACGCTTTTAGAGATGAAGCTAAACAATCTATTTTTAATTTAACAAAAATTTATCAACAAATAGATTATAACGAAGAATTAAAAAATTCTGCTATGGTTACTCAAGGTAACTTTCAGTGGGAAAACGGAATTAAAGACACTAAAGTAATGTTCTATCCAAATAAAAATGGTAGATTTTTTATTACTTGGGTGCCAGATCAAGAACAACAAAATAACTTAATAATAAAAAATGGTATTAAATATCCTGGCAATGAGCATTTGGGAGCTTTTGGATGTGATAGCTATGACATTAGCGGTGTTGTTGGTGGTGGTGGATCTAACGGATCGCTTCATGGATTAACAAAATTTTCTATAGAAAATGTACCACCTAATCATTTTTTTCTTGAATATATTGCAAGACCTTCAACAGCAGAAATGTTTTTTGAAGATGTGCTTATGGCTATAGTATTTTATGGCATGCCTTTATTAGCAGAAAATAATAAACCTAGATTACTTTATTATTTAAAACGTAGGGGATATAGAGGATTTAGTATTAATAGGCCAGATAAAATATATAACAAATTATCATTAGCAGAAAGAGAAGTAGGAGGAATACCTAATTCAAGTGAAGATATAAAACAAGCTCATGCCTCTGCTATAGAAACGTATATAGAAGATTTTGTGGGAGAAAAAAAAGATGGTTATGGAGATATATATCTTCAAAGAACTTTAGAAGATTGGGCCAAGTTTGATATAAATAATAGAACAAAGCATGATGCTTCTATAAGTTCAGGATTAGCTTTAATGGCATGCAATAAGCATAGATATAGTCCTAAAGGATTAACTAAAATTAAATCATATTCTTTGGGTTTTAAAAAATATAACAACGAGGGATCTACTTCAAAAATAATACAATAAATGAATGTAAGTACAAATACTAATAGCCCATTTCCAGATCAAGTAGTAAGCGATGCTGAGAAAGCTACCTGGGAATACGGACTTCAAGTAAGTAGAGCTATAGAACAAGAGTGGTTTAATTACGGAGGAAGTGGTTCAAATCGTTACGCAACAAATTGGAATAATTTTCATAGTTTACGTTTATATGCTAGAGGAGAACAAAGCGTTCAAAAATATAAAGATGAGCTAGCTATTAATGGGGACTTATCTTATCTTAATTTAGATTGGAAACCGGTTCCTATATTATCTAAGTTTTCTAATATAGTAGCTAATGGCATAACTCAAAAACAATACGATTTAACTTCGTATGCACAAGATCCCGAATCTTTAAAAAAGAGAACAGATTTTGCTGAAGATTTATTATTTGACATGCTCACAAAAAATGAGCAAGCTCAGGCATCTGAAATAATTAATGTTAATTTAAGTAGATCTAATATTTCACCAGATAATTTACCTGAATCTTTAGAAGAAAGAGATCTTCACATGCAGCTTAGCTATAAACAAGCTATTGAAATTGCCGAAGAAGAAGCTGTTAATACTGTTTTAGCTACTAATGAATTTGATTTAACTAAAGCAAGAGTAAATCAGGATTTAGTTAATATAGGTATAGGGATAACAAAAACCTCTTTTAACACAGCAGAGGGCATTGTAGTTGATTATGTTGATCCTGCTTATTGTGTTTGGTCTTACACGGAAGATCCTCATTTTAATGATATATATTATGTAGGAGAAGTTAAATCAATAACTATACCTGAACTTAAAAAGGAATTCCCTAATATATCTAATGAAGAATTAGAAAGAATTCAAAAAATGCCCGGAAATCGAAGTATGATACGGGGATTTGAAAACTATGATTACAATACTGTTCAAATATTATACTTTGAATATAAAACTTATACAGATCAAGTATTTAAAATAAAAAGAACAGATTCTGGTTTAGAAAAAGCTATTGAAAAAACTGATGAGTTTAATCCTCCACCAAATGACAATTTTGAAAGAGTTTCGAGGTCTATAGAGGTATTATATGAAGGAGCTAAAGTTATTGGTACGGATACGATGCTTAAGTGGGAAATGTCAGAAAATATGACAAGACCTCTAGCTGATACAACTCGCGTTGAAATGAGTTATTCTTTATGTGCTCCTAGAATGTATAAAGGAAAAATACAATCATTAATAAGTAAATGTATAGGCTTTGCCGACGTTATTCAATTAACTCATTTAAAAATACAGCAAGTATTATCTAGAATGGTACCCGATGGTATATTTTTAGATATGGATGGATTGGCTGAGGTAGACTTAGGTAATGGAACAAATTATAATCCAGCCGAGGCATTAAACATGTACTTCCAAACTGGTTCTGTTGTAGGTAGATCTCTTACTCAAGATGGAGATATGAATAGAGCTAAGGTGCCAATTCAAGAATTGTCTTCTTCCAGTGGAATAGGAAAGATACAATCTCTTATTACTGCTTATAATTATAATATGCAAATGATTAGAGATGTTACCGGATTAAACGAAGCAAGAGACGGTTCTTTACCATCCGCGGATTCGTTAGTAGGTCTACAAAAAATGGCAGCTAATGCTTCTAATGTAGCAACTAAGCACATACAAGATGCTAGTCTTTTCTTAGCCCTTAGTACTTGCGAAAACATTTCTTTAAAAATAGCGGATGTATTAAATTTTCCTCTTACTAAAAATTCATTAATGAATAGTGTGTCCACTTTTAATGTGGAAACTTTAAGAGAAATGGAAAACTTAAATTTGCATGATTTTGGTATATATTTAGAAATGGAACCTGATGATGAAGAAAAAGCTGAGCTAACTGCTAATATAAGTGCCTCTTTGCAACAAGGTAGTATTGATATAGAAGATGCTATTGATATACGTGAAATTAAAAACCTTAAGTTAGCTAATCAAATGTTAAAACTTAAGCGCAAGAAAAAATTAGAAAGAGAACAAGCTGTAACACAGCAAAACATACAAGCTCAAGCAGAAGCAAATGCTCAAGCTTCTGAAAAAGCCGCAATGGCGGAAGTGCAAAAACAACAAGCTCTTACGTCTGAAAAAGTTGCTATAGAACAAGCTAAGTCCCAATTTGAAATACAAAGAATGGAAAGGGAAGCTCAAATAAAGAAACAACTAATGGCAACAGAGTTTGAATACAATATGCAATTAGCTCAAGCTCAATTAGGCGCTACTAAACAAAAAGAGGCGGAAATAGAAGATAGAAAAGACAAAAGAATAAAAATACAGGGAACTCAACAAAGCGAATTAATACAGCAAAGACAAACGGAAGGAATGCCTAAGAACTTTGAATCACAAGGCAATGACGTAATGGGGGGATTTGATCTGTCTTCGTTTGATCCCAACTAAATAAGTATTTAATAATTATATAATATTATATCATGAATGAACAAACAAAAACGGAAGGATCTTTTAAGATACAATCCAAGCCAAAGCTAACTGATGAGCAGTTTGCCGCAAAAAACAAGGAGCCTTTAATAGACGTTCCAAGTAATGTAACTAGAGTAGTAATTCCTAAAGAAGAAAAAGATGCCGTTCAAGAGTCAAGCCCAGATGGTATGGATGAGAATAAACCAGCCGGAGATGTACAAGAAGTGGCGGAAGGAACACCCGAACCAGTCATTAAAGAAATTACCGAAGAAGAAAAAGTAGAAGAAAAAGTAGAAGTAAAAGCCGAAGAACCGGCAGCAGAAACTCAGCCTATTCAAAATGATTTGCCAGAAAATATAAATAAACTGGTAGACTTTATGAAAGAAACAGGGGGTACTATGCAAGATTACATTAGGCTTAGCACTAACTACGAAGATGTTGACAGAGACACTCTCGTAAAAGAATATTATAAAAGTACTAAACCTCATTTGTCGCAAGAAGAAATTGATTTTATGATCGAGGACACTTTCGCATTTGATGAAGATATTGATGAAGAGCGAGACATCAAAAGAAAAAAACTCGCATACAAAGAAGAGGTTTCGAAAGCCCGTAAGTTTTTAGAAGATACTAAAGAAAAATATTATGATGACATCAAGTTGAAGTCACCTAGTCTTTCTGAAGATCAACAAAAGGCATCGGACTTTTTTAATCGATATAAGGAGGACCAGGAAAGAAACTCCCAAAATCATGAGAAGTTTAAAACTCAAACTGAACAATTATTTAATAAAGATTTCGAAGGTTTCGATTTCGATTTAGGAGAAAAAAAGTTTAGATATGGAGTTCAAAATGCTGCTCAAGTGGGGGAAAAACAATCGGACATCGGTAATTTCATAGGGAAGTTCCTTGGAGAAGATGGTACGATTAAAGATACTAAAGGGTATCACAAAGCTTTATACGCAGGAGCAAATGCTGATAAAATAGCAAATCACTTTTACGAACAAGGCAAAGCAGATGCTATTAGAGATGTTGTAAACAAATCTAATAACACATCTACGGAAGCTAGAAAAGCGGCACCTGTTGAAAGTGCTCGTTTCGGTGCATATAAAGTCAAATCAATTTCTGGAGCGGACTCCGCAAAACTAAAAATTAAAAAGTTTAAAAACTAATAGAAATGAGTTTATTACCACAATTTGGGAGTATAATCCCATCACAAACGCAGCAATTGCTTGCGTCAAATTATTTACAATGGAACAACAACGGCGGAGGTGCTGGGGTTCCAGGAAACTTTGCTGACTTTGCTCAGCAGTATTTACCAGAAATCTACGAAGCAGAAGTAGAGCGTTATGGAAACAGAACGTTATCTGGATTTTTAAGAATGGTTGGAGCTGAAATGCCAATGACATCTGATCAGGTTATTTGGTCTGAACAAAACAGATTACACATCTCTTACGCTGGAGTATCTCAAGCTAACGGAGCTGGTACATTATCTGTAATTACTCTTAACCCAGCTGCTACAGCAGGAGTTAGTAACGTAATTTCAGTAAATGATACTGTTGTTGTTTTAGATCCAGCTACTGGGCTAGAGGCTAAAGGTATTGTAACAGTTTCTGTACTTGGTGCGGCTGGAACAATTACTATTCAGCCATTTGCTGGAACAACTTTGACAACTCAAGGTTTTTCTGCAGCTGGATTAAAAGTATTCGTTTACGGATCTGATTATTCTAAAGGAACTACATTGGCAGCAGGTGGTGCAGGTAACTCTGCAGTACGAAATAGTGTAGAGCCTGTATTAACACAGTTTTCTAACTCTCCAATCATTATTAGAGATCAGTACGTTGTATCTGGATCTGATACTGCACAAATCGGATGGGTAAATGTAGCGACTGAAGACGGAACTGACGGGTACTTATGGTATTTGAAAGCTGAATCTGAAACTCGTTTACGTTTTGAAGATTACTTAGAAATGGCAATGGTAGAAGGTGAATTAAATGCATCTGCACTTAACCCATTAACTCAGCCAGGAACACAAGGTTTATTTGCGGCTATTCAAGCTCGAGGAAACGTAGAAACTGGATTTACAGCTGCAAACGGATTAACTGAATTTGATGCAATTCTTAAAAACCTTGATACTCAAGGAGCAATTGAGGAGAACATGTTATTCTTAAACCGTCAAACTGCTTTAGATTTTGATGATATGCTAGCAAGTATTTCTTCAGGAGTTTCAGGTGGTGTTGCTTATGGATTATTTGAAAATTCAGAAGACATGGCACTTAACTTAGGATTCAGCGGATTCCGTAGAGGATCTTATGACTTTTACAAAACAGATTGGAAATACTTAAATGATGCGTCTACTCGTGGAGCTATCAATGGAGTTAATTCAATTGAAGGTGTATTAGTACCTGCTGGAACTTCAACTGTTTACGATCAAGTTTTAGGAACTAACATTCGTCGTCCATTTTTACACGTACGATACAGAGCTTCTCAAACTGATGACCGTAGAATGAAGTCTTGGTTAACAGGATCTGTAGGAGGTGCTAGTAATTCAACTCTTGATGCAATGGAAGTAAACTTCCTATCTGAAAGATGTTTGATTACTCAAGCAGCTAACAACTTTGTATTATTTAGAGGAATCTAATAATTTCAATACTAGGGGTGAGGGCCTTCGGGTCCTCCCTTTATTTTTAACTATTTAATTATATTATATTATGGCAAATAAAAAACCCGCAGCTAAAAAAGCTGCACCACAAGAACCAATTACAGATGGACTACCAGAAGTAGTTGCTACAAAACCAGTTGTAGAAACACCAAAAAAATCAACAAAACCTAAATGGGAAATTAAAGACAGGCTGTATTACTTAATAGGTAGACACACTCCTCTTACATTAACTATTCCAGGAAAGCATACTAGAAAGCATGCATTGTTGTATTTTGATGAAGAAACTGGAATACAAAAAGAAATTAGATATGCTACTAATCATGATTCGCCTTTTAAAAGTGAACAGGATGGTGAAGCTACATTAGGACATATCATGTTTAGAGATGGGGATTTAAGAGTTCCTAAAACACAACAAAATTTACAAAAACTTCTTTCATTGTATCATCCGTTAAAAGGCAGAATTTACGAGGAATATGATCCCGTTGAAGAAGCTTACGATGATTTAGAATTACTTGATCTGCAAACTGATGCAGCAGTATTCGCTAGAGATATGGATATTGACGATGCCGAGGCTATACTAAGAGTTGAAATGGGTAATGCAGTAAACAATTTATCTTCTAAAGAAATTAAAAGAGATTTAAGATTGTTTGCAAATAACAACCCTGAATTATTTTTAGAATTAGCTCAAGATGAGAATGTAGGTCTTAGAAATGTAGCAATAAAAGCTACGGAAGCAAATATAATTACTTTGTCTCAGGACCAAAGAACTTTTTCTTGGACATCTAATGGCAGAAAATTAATGTCTGTACCTTTTGATGAAAACCCATACTCAGCTATGGCAGCTTATTTTAAGACTGACGAAGGAGTTGAAGTATATAGATCTATAGAAAAGAAATTTAATTAGTAGTTTTTTTTAAAAACACGTGATTATATTATAGATGGTGAATTATTATTAGCCGGTTTCTTAAGTGAGGCCGGTTAATATTTATAACAAAAGAAATAAAATGGCAGTAAACGTAGATATAGTTTATAAAACGGTGTTACTTATTCTTAATAAAGAACAGAGAGGTAACTTATCACCAGATGAATTTAATAAAGTTGCAACGCAAGTTCAGCTTGAAATATTTGAAAGTTACTTTGATACATTAAATCTACAACTTCGTAGACCAGATAATGACACGGAATATGGTGACCGGATTAAAAATGTTGATCAAGCCATTTCTATATTTAAAGAATACGGAACAGCTACTTATGTTGCTCCAGATAAATGTTTTACATTGCCTACCACATCAGGGGCCAGTGTAGCTACACAAAATTTTACAGGAAACGGTACAACTATATCATTTCCTTTTACATCAATAACGTCTTCTCAATTAGCAAGTAGTGTAATATCCGTTACTATTAATGGTGTTATTACAACTGCTTTTACTATTAGTGGAGCTAACATAATATTTAATACTATTCCAGCTAATTTAGCCGCTATAGTTGTTACGGCAACCCCAGAGGACTTTTATAAGCTTGGTACAGTAATATATAAAGATACTACAGAAGCTCAATTAGTGCAGCGAAACGAGCTTTTATATATAAACACTACGCCTTTAGTAGCTCCTACTACTACATATCCTATATATTTATATGAAAATCATAAATTATATTTATATCCGCAAACTATTACATCGGATATAACAGTAAGTTATTTAAGAAAACCTTTAGATGTTATTTGGAATTTCACAATACCTTCTGGGCAAAATTATTACCAATGGGACCCAACTAATTCTGTTGATTTTGAATTATCAAAAACAGAGCAAACTAATATTATATTAAAAATATTACTTTATTCTGGTGTTGTTATAAGAGATCCTCAAATAATTAGTGTAGCTGCTCAACAAGTTCAACAAGAAGTACAACGCTCAACACTATAAGATATGCCTAAACCAAATGGAGGTTTAATAACCGAAACTAATGCCCAGTATTATGCTGGAGCTCAAAAATTTATATCTGACGGCACTGGAATATTTACAACTACATTTAATACAAATTTAGCATTTGCTTCTTCCGACCCAGCTTCCGTTAATTATACTTTAAATAATTTTGTTCTTTACACTAGTGCAACTAATATGCCAGGATCTTATACCCGGTATGTATTGCCTTTTACGGTTATAGAAAATACGATAACTATAGCAGCGCCTCCAGTAGCAGGTGTTTATGTAGTAGTGCAGCTAAAATCAATGGACGGCGGAAGTTATGGTAATAACGAAGCTATAGGTACAGCTGTACAAGAAAATTACGGTGAATATGGATATACTTCTTTAAACGACATAATTAATGGTTTTATAGCTACTTATGTAGGCGAACATAAATTAATACCAGATGTTAAAAGAACTGATGTCATATTTCATGCTAAAAGAGGATTACAAGAATTTAGCTATGATACTTTAAAAAGTATAAAATCTCAAGAGTTAACTATCCCCGCTAGCTTAAGTGTTATAATTCCTCAGGACTATGTTAATTACGTTGCATTAAGTTATATTGATTCTCAAGGAACCAAGCATCCTATTTATCCCGCTAATAATTTAACTATAGCTCCTTATGAAGTTCCATTACAAGATGAGCCTCAAGGAGACCCAGTTCAAGATAACTTTGGGGATAACTTAGAAGGATCTTCTCAAACATTAGAACGATGGGGAGATGCTAATGATAATTTACTTAACGGTAATATTACTGTAGAAGACTATTGGTCTTATGCCGGGTGGCTTACAGGCAACCCTTTTTATGGGCAAAGATACGGAAACAATCCTCAATATACTCAAAGAAACGGTTGGTTTAATATGAATGAAAGAGATGGTACAATAGCCTTTTCTTCTAATTTAATTGATCGATTAATAGTACTTGAATATATTTCAGACGGGTTAGCTTATGAATTAGATGCAAGAATACCTAAAATGGCGGAGGATGCTTTATATGCACATATATTATATTCTATATTAGCATCTAGAATTAATCAGCCTGAGTACATAGTGCAAAGATTAAAAAGAGATAGATCAGCTAAACTAAGAAATGCAAAAATAAGATTATCAAATATTAAACTTGAAGAAATAGTTCAAGTAATGCGAGGCAAATCTAAATGGATTAAATCATAATTAAATGGCTCAACAAATAAAAAACACATTTCTAAAGTCTAAGATGAATAAAGATCTTGACGATAGAATATTGCCTAACGGCGAATATAGAGATGCTCGGAATATATCTGTTGGTAGATCCGAAGA